GAAAAGCTAATGAAGGTCAAAGAGCCGACAATAAAAAAATGATTGATATAATAGGTAAATCAAAGGCTCTAGGATTTAAACGAGAAGATTTTAAGAATGTTATGTTTATGGCATTAGGTGTTGGACTTGAAACACAAGTATCACAGGCTCAAGCTGATATGATATATGATGCTTTAACTTGGCATCTGAAAAAATTAGGTATACCAACTAAGAACTAACAACACTTCTCCCCTACTATCGGGGGAGAATAATGAGATACATAGATGATTATGAATTTAGGGTTATAATTGATACAAGGGAGAAAAAAAGTTCAGTTATACCCTACTTAGAAAAGTGCAATATTCCATATACAGTAGAGAAACTAGCCGTAGGGGATTATTCTTTATACTTGAAACATAAAGACGGAAAGCTAATACATTGTGGAAATAAATTTGCACTAGAAAGAAAAGCTAGTCTAGATGAAATCATTCAAAATATGGCTAGAAAAGAGCATAGAAGAAGGTTTATCAACGAGTTAGACCATGCTAAAACTTTGGGGACTAAATTAGAAATTTTCATAGAGGACGAAAGTTGGTATAGTAAGGTAATTTATGGTCAATACTATTCAAGAACACCTGTAAAAGCCATTAGGGGTTATATGGCTTACTTTCAAGAGGAATATGACTTTACACTAACAGGTATATCAAGGGAATGTAGTGGTGCTTATATAGTTGATAGGCTAATATTCTTTGCTAAAAAATATATTAGTGAACAATAAGGGGATAAAAATGTATAACGAAAGAAAAATGACAGAGTTAGATATAAAATGGTACAATACTTGTTGGATGTGTTGTGCAAGATGTATAAGTTATGCAACAGGGGAATGTGAGGAATGTTGCGACACTAATGGTGTAGATTGCAATAATTGCTTACTAAAAGACAAGCACATACAAGAATAAGATAATACGAGGTCACTTGACCTCTTTTATATACAAATATATAAGAAGAAGGAAGGTAATTAATATGTATAACTATGAAAACAAAGAAAGTAATGCTTGGTACTTACTAGGAAAGGAATTTGCTAAGTTAAGTGAAGATAAGATAGCAATGTAAATATGAACTGTGTAAATGCTAAAACAGCTAATGCTAAACAAGCTTTTATGACTGATAATGAAATTAAGTACACAGCAGGGCAACAAATATTCCTATTTAACTGGGGAATGGAAATGGCAACATCTAAAGCAGAATAAATCTAAAGGTCTTGGCTTAAAGCTAAGACTTTTTTTATTGAAAAAAATTGATACTTGATTTATTTATAGTATAAATATAAACTGAATTGGAAATAATACTAGGAGGGATAGCTATGACTGAAACAAAAATATTAGATAGAACATCTATAGAAGAAATATATAATAATCTTGATATGTATAAAGTGATGGAAGATTTATTGGATTACATATATAATAGTAGCTATACATTTGGTGATGTAGTTGCTTGCATAGATGTTAGAACAGGTGAAATTGCTTATCAATTTTTACTACACGAATATGGCGATGTCTACGAGGATTACCTTGCTCCAGTTGCAAAGTTAGATGCAGATGTCGCAAGAGCATCTTGGATAAGGTCTTGTACGAAACTGGACGAGTATAAGCTTATAAAAGTATATATAGATGATATGGATACTATGAATTTTAAAAACCATTTTGTAGAGATATTAGATGATATTTATAGATAAAATAATTCTCCTATTATGCATATTTTATAATCTTAAATGAATAAGATAAAGTATCAGATTTATCGATTACTTTATTAATCATCTAAAATTATAAATTCAAGCTTGTCTACTAGATAGAAAGCAAAATAAAAAGGCTAGCCCCTACCGTACAGGGCTAGCTTGAAAAACAAATTAGGAGTATTTTAATACGTCAAAAAAATTGGTTTGTATGAACTAGAAAAGTACAAATTAAATTGTTGAAATCAATATTAAAAAAGTTAAAATAGGAGAGTAAAACAATTATGAGCTGTCTTACCTAAATATATTTTATCAACTTTATTGATTAATAGCAAATTTTTGCTTAACATCATTTAACATTAATTTACTCTTTTGTGAAAGTTGTTATGAAAGCCCCTTCAAAGCCAGCTTGCTTAGCTTTAGCTTGAAGCTCTAGGGCTTTATTTTTGCTTGTAAAGCTACCAATTACAACTCTATGATAAACTTCATTAGTAGTAGGCTCAGTTGGCTTTACATCATTTGTTGTTAGCTCTTTATTTAGTATTCCTTCAACGATAGTTTTAGCTATTTGCTTAGCTCCTAATTTATTATATAGAGCTACATCATCCACATCATCTACAAAACATACTTCTAAAAGTACACAAGGGTGTTTAGTCCTCTTTAGAAAGCCTAGATTAGTATTAGTCTTAACACCTCTGTTTCTAAAGCCTAAGCCTTCCATCTTAGAACAAATCCTTTTACCTACAGTAGCTTTTGTTCCAGAGTTGCTATAAACTAAAGCTTCAAATCCTCCGATACTACCATCGCCCTTCAAATCCTTTCTTCCACTATTAAAATGAATTGAGATAGCTAAATCAACTCTTGAATGACTATTAGCATTAGCTACTTGTTTATTTACACAATCAGATGCACTTGATGGATAATCTACTGTATCATCATATACAGTATGACCTTCTTGTCTTAGAAGTTTTATAACTTCATCTTTTACATCTCTATTAGCTACACTTTCTTTTAGATGTGAAGTGTATGCTCCACAACTTTTACTATCTTGTTTTCCGTGACCTGCGTGGACACTATAAATTGCCATAAAAATACCTCCATTTTTCTGATTTTTTGGTAGTTCCAAAGAGTTATTATGATATACCTTTGATATACATTTGAATTACAATAAATAACCATTGGTTACTAAAAGTTACTAAAAATAATTAATAGTAATTAAAAATAATTATCAGGAATTAAAAATAATTAATAGTTTTTTTTAGTTAATAAAAATAATTAAAAGTAAATAAAAGGACTTAAAATCACTTAAAAAGTGTATAAGTCCTCACTATTGGTAACTCGATTTTTACCTATTAAAATCGATTGTTTCTTTGATTTTTACGATGTCCTCTTCTATGTGTTCAAGTTTGTTTACAATCATTTGCATAGAAGTTTGATAAAGCTCTCTATCCTTTAGAAGTTCTTCACGATACATTTCTCTTAGGTGTTGAAGCTCAGCTTTATATGCTTCCTTATCTTCTTTCTTCTCAGTAAGAAATGTTGTAAACAGTTTGTACGATATCACCCCTATTACACCGTAGCCTGAAAATTGAGCTAACATTTCTTCCATATTACATTCTCCTTTGATTATATATCGTTCTTAGTTTTCCAAGTCTTACCGTAGTAAGATGAGTTAGAATGGTAAGGTATATCAAGAGAGTTTGAATATACACTTTCAAGTTCAGCCCCACTTGGCAAGTATCCATAGTAAGCTTCACTTATAGTTGACCAAGCATTGTTCTTGTAAACATATCCTTGAACATATGTAGCTTTAGTTCCAAAGTATAAGATATTAGTCTTTTCATTGAAACAAGGATAGCCACTACTAGAACTCTTAGAGTACATAACCCTATCAAGTCCATCTTTATCTCTGTAACGTATCTTACAGTATAAGCTTGTCCCAAATGGATTGTCTGGCTCAGTCTTAAAGCACTCAGGTAAAGGATAATCCTCTTCTGCAAATAATTCTTCCACAAGAGCAACTAATTCTTGAAGAGTAGAGGCTGTACCAACCTCTACATTGTTACTAGTTAATATTTCTATAAGAGATAATCTTATAGACTCATTAGTAGATTTTATTTCTCTAACTTTCTCTGCTATATCAAATAAAGTTGCATCTTCAGCTAAACTATCTATAACAATACTCATAATTATAGCCCCCTTATAATATCATTTAGTTCAGTAATTATTTCTGCTTTTGGTGTACCAACTAAAGAATCTATTTCATCTTTTCTGTAATAGTTAGATAAGTCTATATTAGATGTATCTATATTACTTATAGCTTCATCCACTTCTTCTTTATTGTAAGTTTCTTCTTTAGTATAGTAATTGGATAAATCTATACTAGATGTATCTATACCTTCTATAGCTTCTTCTATCTCAGACGTTACTTCAGATTTAGTTGGATAGTTAGATAAATCTACATCAGGTATCTCGATACTTTCTATAGCTTCATCAACTTCACTTTTAGTGTAATAGTTAGATAAATCAGTATCAGGAATGTCTATATTGCTTATAGCTTCATCTACCTCAGTTTTAGTGTAGTAATCAGATAAGTCTACAGTAGGTATATCAATTCCTTCTATAGCTTCTTGTAGTTCTTCTTTAGTAGCTAAATGGCTTAAATCTATATCTACACTACCTTCAGATTTCCACTCAGTCCAAGACTCATTAAATATTCTTGTAAATATATCTCCACTAACTGTAGTTACTTTTTGAGTTATAAATCCATTTGAATTAACAACTTCTAACATACCTTTTAATTCTCCATTAATTGGAGCATTTTCTATAGTCATATCAGCTTTTACATCTATTTCATAATGCCCTGTAGTAGTTGCATTATCATAGTTTGATATAGTTTCTTCTATGTCATAATTAGCTTGTGTAATATCATATATAATATTTGATGTTCCGTATCTATATATAGGTGTATCTGTATGATAAACGGTAAAGTAAGAAAGATTTACAGTAAGTTCTTTGTCTGTTATCGAACTTGTTCCAACTTGCCCTGTAGTAGTCCATTTATTAGTTGTGACATCATAAACATCATATTGAGTATTTGGTGAATAACCTATGATAAGTTTAGAGCCATTTATTCTGTATGCTGGATTGTTATAAGTTGTGGTAGTTAGAACTGCATATCTAGTCTCATCCATTCTAAACATAACTACTCTGTGTGGAGCATAACTATTAAGAGCGTATTGTCTTATTAACCCTGGTCGAGTTTTGAATAATGAAGGAGTTACAACACCACTTGATATACCTATCTTTCCTATAGAGCCTTTTGATATAGCTTTATCTGTTGTTTTAGCCCATAATCCACCTATTTCCCTTGTAAATACAGAGCCATCATAATTAAAGAATGTTTGAGTTTTACCTATTGTCTCAACATAACCAACAGCATCTTTACTTTCTAATTTAGGAGCATTACCTATACTATCTACATTTTCAGCTTTTACATTAATTGTATAGAACCCTTCTTTAGCATTATCAAAATCGCCTATATCTCCACCACTATGAGGGTTATTTAAAACTATTTCAGTTCCACTAGCATTATATATGTTCATATCGTAATCGTATAAAGTATCTGTAGAGTTTAGACTGAATCCAAAATTTGCAATAGATGAACTACTTACACCATTGTTTGTTGCTTCATTAGTGGCTATTAATACCATATAATCTTCACCAGCAGTCATTCCATTTAAAACAAATGAAGACCCACCATTAGATATGTATTTTCCAGTGACTTTTGGGTTATTTAAATCACAGAAGAAGTATAGCTTCCTATATGGTCCATAACTGTGTGCTTGTTTAGAATAATATGTAATAGTATGCTTTACTTCAGGATAATCTCCGAACTCACTTAAATCAACTTTTAGTGAATTAGGAATAAGATGTTTTACTGTTCTACCATTGACACCTATAGTTCCGTTTACAAGTAAGCCATCCATTTTAGACAACATAGCATCTATCTCGACTTTTTCATAATAGTTTTCTAAGTCAACCTCTGGTATATCTATGCCATTTATAGCTTCTTCTAGTTCCTCTTTAGTAGCTAAATGAGATATGTCTTGAGGCTCTGGTATCATATCTATTACTTCATTAGCTTTAGCTTCTAACTCTTCTTTAGTAGCTAAAGGAGATATGTCAGGTATATCTATACCTTCTATTTTTTCATTAACAAATTCCTCAGTAGCTAAGCCTGTTGGGTCGAATTTATTATCTTCAACTAATTGATTAACTTGAGTTTTTGTGTAATAATCTGATAAATCTACTGTAACATTAGAGATTTGCTCCCTAACAAATTCTAAAGTTGCATAGTCAGATAAATCAACATTAACGTTTTCTAGAGCCTTTAATATAGCATTATCAGCTTCGGCTTTAGTGTAATAGTTACTAAAGTCTACAGTAGAGCCATCGCCAGCTTCACCCTTTAGGTCTGATATAAGTATAAGGTCTTGCCAAGTACCATCAGTTTGTCGCCATTGGATATGAGTAGCAGACTTTTGAAGCTCAACAGATTTTCCATCTATACCATTAACTCCATCTTTACCGTCAACACCATCTTTACCGTCTTTACCGTCTTGACCTTGTATACCTTGCTCTCCTTTTTCTCCTTGAAGCCCTTGAATACCTTGCTCTCCACGTTCTCCTTGTATACCTTGCTCCCCTTGTATACCTTGAAGTCCTTGCTCACCTTTTAAGCTAGCTAGCCAAGCTTCTTCATTGCCTTCAAAGCCTTGTTCTACAGCTATTTCGTAAGCTGATTTACCATCTAAACCATCTTCACCTTTTTCCCCAGGTGTTAATTCGATATTTCTAATAGCTTCATCTACATATTCTTCACTAGCTAAGCCTTCAACACTAGGTATTTCTATATCAGATATAGCCTCGTTCAATTCTTCTTTGGTAGCTAAATTAGATAAATCAACCTCTGGTATTTCTATGTTATCTAATGCTTTAGATACATTTTCTACACCTTGCTCTAACTTATTTAGCTTTGAAGCTGTGATTATATCCCCTGATTTCCATTCAGTTTTCACATAAGGCTTATTATTTTGATATTCTATTGTGAATAATACCTTTTCATCATCAGCTACAGTTGATTTTCCAACTACACCATAGTCAGCTATAGCTTCTTGGCTAGAAGTTATTTCATCTATACCTTCAACTATTAAAGGCTTTACTTCTAAGCTAAATGGAGGAATAGAAACTCTATTATCGAATTTGTCATACAAATGTATTTGTAGTTCATATATCCCTATCTCGCTAAAATCATCCGTGTGGCTATGCTCTAAGTGAAATAAAACTCTATTCTCTTCTATTGGTAATACTGGTCTAAAGAAACCTTCGCCACTAGGTTTTTTAACTGTTAAGCCAGCATACATTATATCTGCATTTCTAGCTACAATGCTTTCAGACTGAGACCCTGTAAAGCCGAATTTATTTTCGATTATGTCAAAGTATAAGTCTATACCCCTATCATTCTGATAAACATAAACCATTTCTTCAAGCTTTGATGTATCAGCTGCTATTACTACTTTTACGTCTCTTTTTATAGCCATAAAATGACCTCACTTTCTATAAATTTACAAAATTTTCCCCTATTAACTTAATTATATCAAAAAAGGGCTAAATAGTTTAGCCCAGATTAACCATTGGTTTACATTATATTACTTTTTTATAAAATTATTCTATATAGTCCATTACTACACCGTTAGAGTCATTAAAATCATCTATTTTTTCGATAGTTGCACACCTACTCTTAGGTATATTAGGTAATGAAACTTTTATTACATAATCAAACTTACAGTCCTCACCTTCAACTATAAAGCTATCTATATCTTTTTTGGATACAAATATCTTCTTATCTCCAATAGGTGTAATTTGAACTACATAAGTACTTCCTAGACTGTATAGAGTAGGAGGTAATTCAACAGTAGCTATACCATCTATAACCTCAGCTGTACCGATATATTCTGTATTAGGTGTTATTGCATCTACACAGCTTTTTTCTATCGATATAGTTTTAGTTTCACCACTTCTAGTTTGATAAGTAGCATTAGTATAAGTTACAAACCTCTTAGCTTGACACCAGTCATATACGTGGACAGTTTGTGCTTGTATCTGAGATGTAACTTGAAGTATAGGGGTATTAACGTAGTTAGCACCTATAGTAACTTGTTTTGTATATAGAGCACCAACGTCCTTAAGATGGTAGTTATGACAATAACAATGAGTATAGAAATTAAGCCCACTATAAACTGTAGTATTAGCAGTTTGGAAAGTATTCAATGAATAAGCTAGAGCCACAACATTATTAATGGCTAGACCAAGAGTACAACCTGTACTACTATTAATAAAGCATCCTTCGATATTAGTTCCATCCCAAGAACTTCTACCCACATAAGCTAGTCTACTAGAGCCATCGTATTTCATAACCTCTAATCTACCATTTTGAAGGATAGAGTGAATACTACCATTAGTTTTTAACTCGATACCATACCTTGTAACAGTCATACCAGAAGAAATTCCATTAAATGCTATTCTAACACTTTCAGGATTTTGCTGTATAACAGATGAAACTCCATTAACATCAACTTTAGAGTTGATTTGCCCAGCTAAAATGTTAAAGCTTGATTGCATACTAGTCATTTGACTATTAACGTTTTCAACAATAGATACAGTAGAACTTATCTTATCAGATTCAACCTTAATCTTTGCATCGGCATAAGTTTTAGCATCGTTATATAATAAATCAGCTTTTCTTTGTGCTATAGAGTCTATAGCTATTATTGCATTTCTTTTGAATACTTGATAAGCATTTATACAATTTTGCAATTTAGTAGCATACATATTCTTATGAACTGAATTGATTTCAGTTAATTCAAGCATAGCTTCAATCTCTGCAAAGACATTGTTATACATACTTACATAGTTAGAATAAGATTGTGATAAGTTAGTTTTTGGTGTAGCTGTAGTTGTATCAACTAAATATGTATTGTTATACAATTCTTGATATTGTGCATCAACATCAGCTTTTTCAGCTTTTAAGCTATCCAAGCTAGATTCTATTCTAGCTTTCTCTATATCGGTCAACACTCCATCTTCAATCCCAGCTAAGACATTATCTCTAATATCACTCAAAGAAGTATCTAACTCACCAATTTCTTTATTAACTTTTGAGCTAAGATTAGCTATTTCAGTGTTTATGTTATCACTAGCTATATCAGTTTTTACTTGTGCTATTTTTTCATTAGCTACTTGCATAGCTTCTCTAAGATTTCCTAACTTTTCACTATAATCCCCAATAGCTATATTGATAGCGTCAGTAAATGCATTAAATACAGCTTTAACGCCATTGTGAGCGACAACTTCTATAGTACCAGCCAAAATACCAGTACAAGTAATAAGACCTGTCTTAGATACCGAGAAACCAGGATTTTCGGTAACGATATTATACTCTACATCAGTATAAGTAGCATCAGTAGGTAAAACACTAGCTTCTATTTGGAAAGTTTGATTAAGTTTGTCGAATGTGCATCTATTAGCTTTTAGTGTTATACCAGTAACAGGTATAAGTCTTGAAGCTACAGTACAACTAGCTTCTTTTCCGTCATAGCTAGCCTTTATGATACAATCTCCAAAGCCAGTAATAGTAACTAAGCCATTACTATCAACCATAGCTACCTTTTCATCAGTAGAAGTCCAAGTAAATGTAGGATTAGTAATAGCTGTTGGTAGGGCTGTAGCTACTAAGTTAAATGTTTTACCTATCTTATTAACACTTATTGAAGTTTGATTAAGTGTAATAGATTCACAAGGTATATCAACAGTAACAACAGTTGTTGCTATTAAATCATTGTGAGTTCTAGCTGTAATTGTAGTTGTACCCATAGTTTTAGCTGTAACTACACCAGAACTTGATACAGTAGCTACACTAGGATTACTAGAAGTCCAAGTAACAGTTTTATTACTAGCATTAGAAGGTAGTACAGTAGCTTTTATGGTAGATGTTTGATTAACTTTTGTTAATGTGACATCATTTTTATCCAAAGTTAAGCTAGTTGGAGCAATATCTACAGTAACATTAACAGTAGCCTTATGACCTTTTGAGTTAGTAGCTGTAATTACACAAGTACCTTTACCAATAGATGTTATAGAGCCATCTTGTGCTACCTCAGCTACACTAGAGTTACTAGAAGTCCAAGTAACAGTTTTATTATTAGCATTAGAAGGTAATACAGTAGCTATTACTTGCTTAATTTCGTATTCTCTACCAAAAGTTAGGTTAGTAGGGCTAACACTTATACCAGTAGGAGAAATCCCAACATTAACAGTAATATAAGCAAATATGTAATCATTAGTAGGAGAAGTTATCATTATCCTACAAGTACCATTACTAACACCAGTTATTTTCCCTGTATTATCAACAGTTGCAATAGCTTCATTAAGTGAGCCCCAAACTAAAGTCTTATCAGTTGCATCACTAGGAGATACTGTAGCAGATACAGTCGTACTTTTACCAACCTCAACATCTACATTGTAAGTTGAAGGTTTTATTGCTGTTACAGGCTTTTCAACTGTTACAGCAGTTGTAACTGTTAAATCCCCAGTTGTTGCTTTTATTTGACACATACCAACAGATTTTGATGTAACTAAACCTGTGCTATCAACAGTAGCTACACTTGTATTTGTACTACTCCAAGTAACAACACTCTTAGCTGTATCGCTAGATAGAGTAGCTATAAGTTGCATACTTTGGTTTACATCAGAGAATGTATGTTCAGATTTATTTACGGATAATCCAACAGTAGGTATCTTAACCGTAACCTTTAGCTTAGCTGTTTTTGAGCCATCAACAGTGGTTATAACTATATTAGTTGTACCTTCACCAATAGCTGTAACTATACCTTCTTCATCGACTACAGCTACTTTAGTGTTTTCAGATTTATAAGTTAAACCTTTGTCTATTACAGTAGAAGGTGTAAAATTAACCACTGGTTTATATGTACCACCTATTGATGATATTTCTATGCTAGACGGACTGACGGAAATTGACTGAATAGTTGGTCTTTTTGTTATTATTTTGAATGGTAGCGATTTAATAATCATCTTTTTTACCTCCTTCTATCTATAATTTGTAATACATAAAGTTATAAGCAGTAGAGCAAGCTAAGTGTGTATTGTAATCAGGTATAGAGCCATCAGTAGGCTTTCTAAATACTTGGAATGCAAATGTATTAGTATGACCATTAGCTAAACCACTTATTTCAGGCATAGTAAACTCTATAACATTTCCATCAACAATATCTACATATAAAGTAGACGAAGGGCTTGTATTGAAATGAACTCTTGCTATCGTATCTGCTAATAAAACATCTGATTGTATTTCCAATCTATACTTTTGACCTACCTCAAACAAAAACTCACTTTTATCTAAATATACGGCTTGATGAAAGTTTTCAGGCTGAGCACAAGCTGTAATGTAGAATGTTTGTAGTTCAGTTTCACATAGGAAAGTTTTGCTTTGAGAGTTTATATTAGAAGCTATTTTAAAGCTAAATTTATACTCCCCAGGTGGTAGCTGTGAGTTAGCTATTTTAAAGCTATATAAGAAGTATTCACTTGTTTCTTCATCAATATTAAAATACATAGAGCCATCAAGTATATAAAGTTCCTCAGTTTCTCCAACAGTAGTTATAAAGTGAAGGCTATATAGGTTAATAGAGCTAGTAAGCCAACTTCCTTTCATAACTTTTACTTGATATGTTTGATTTTGTTCTATATATTTAGGCATATCAACTATTTCTAACTTAGGCAAATCAACTTTAGCAAAAACTCTAAACATTTTAGAAGAATTGTTATCCATAGTAGTAGTATCTATAATTGCATTCTCACCATTAATAGATTTTATAGGGTATTTATTAATAGAGTCAGGGCTAAGATAAATCTCTGTAGCCCCTAACTCATCTAAATTAGTTATATTAATTACTTGTTCAGCACCAGTACAAGTATATTCTGTTTTATCAGTTGTAAGTTTTAATGCATTCTTCATATTATTCCCCCTTCTTTGATAGCCTAGCTATAGCTTGATTTAGCCTAGCTACAAATCCATCATAAGCTGTTATGTATTCACTTTCCTTTAGATTAAGGTTAGCTAATTCATCTGTATTTTTTAGCTCGCTAGCTTTCTTTATAGCTGCAACTTGGGCTAATATATCCTTCATTTCTCGTTCAATTATATTAAGATGCTCTCTTATTGAAGCTTTTTCTGCTTCACTTAGGATACTGTCATTTAAAGCATACTCTAAGTCTGCCATAGCATCATTTAGCGAAGTTTCCATATCGCCAATTTCTTTATTTATCTTATCACTTAACTCTTCTTTAGCTTCATTGATAGTAGTATCTAAGCTTTTTTGAGTTACAACACTAGAAGAATTAACACTTAGTTGAGTAACATCTAAGTAAACATTCCCAAAGCTATCTATGTATAATGTTCGTTTACCATTTCCATCAGTTACAGTTAATTCCTTAGTATCAAGATACATTGCCTTTAGCTTCCCAGCATTAACCTTATCAACATTCAATTCTCTAACTAAAGCATCACCTATAGCTAACTTATCAATATAGTTTTCTATATTATCCTCAGTAAGCTTGAATGTAGAGCCACTAGCTTGCTTAGAAAAGGCTGTAGAGTTACCGTGAGAGTTTACACATCTAACACGATAGTACCAAGTTTGAGATGCTTGTACTTCGTGTAAGAATGCTGAAGCACAACCTCTATACAATAAGTTACTTGTATTAGGTGTAAAGTCCTTAGTTTGAGAAGCATATAACTCATATGTGTAATACATTTTGTTCTCATAAGTCCAACTAATAGCTATAGTTGCAAATAGAGAGCTAACTTCTATTACTGGTGTATCTGGTAGAGTATCTGGGAAATCTCCTATATCTCCATCAACACCGTCTTTTCCATCTTCGCCATCTTCACCTTTTATGCGTACCCACACGTATAAACTAGGGTCATCAGACTCTTTTTGTTCAGTTTGGTTGTAAGCAAGACCCATATAAGCTTTGCCCTCTGGTGAATCACTCATTCCATTTCCGTTGATATCATCGGCAAATTTTACCCAAGTATAAAGTGAAACTCCATTAGACCCAGGCTTACCAGGAAGTCCATCATCTCCAACGAATTTCGTCCAAGTATAATCAGACGGATTATTGCTTTCTTCTTGTATTTCCATATTGTAAGCTATACCTATATGAGTTTTGCCCTCTGAGTTATCACTCATATTTGTACCCTTATCATCATCGGCAAACTTAATCCACGTATAGAAAGTTGTACCATCTTGACCTTGAATTAAAGACCAAGCATAATCACTAGGATTAATACTTTCAGTAGCACTTTCTTTGTTGAAAGCAAGACCCATATACTTCATACCATCTGGTGAGTCTTGCATCGGCACTCCGTTAGGGTTGGCACTGTATTTTATCCAAGTGTAATACGTTTTTCCATCTAATCCGTTTGTTCCAGCTATTCCTTGTTCGCCACGGATTAAACTCCAAGAGTAATCTGACGGATTAGTTGACTCTACCTCAGTTTCTTTATTATAAGCAATTCCGATATAATCTCGATTAGTAGGGCTATTACTCATATTTGAGCCATTAATATCTGTGGCATAGCGAATCCAAGTGTAATAAGTTTTTCCATCACTACCATTAACCCCAGGAATACCTTGCTCGCCTTGCTCGCCCTGTTCTCCTTTTATAAGAGACCATTTGTAATCTTTTGGATTAGTACTTTCAGTTTGGCTTTCTTTATTGAAAGCTAAGCCTATGTAAGCTTTGTCTGTAGGAGAATCAGACATATTAGTACCGTTAGCATCATCTGCATACTTAATCCACGTGTAATACGTCTTTCCGTCAGCTCCAGTAGCCCCAGGAATACCTTGATTACCTCTAATCTTAGTCCAAGTATAATCAGACGGATTATTAGACTCTTGTTGGCTTTCCTTATTGAAAGCTAAACCTATAAACTCTCTATCAACAGAAACATCACTCATATTTGAGCCATTAGCATCATCTGCATATTTAACCCAAGTATATAATGTTTTTCCATCGCTTCCTACAGCCCCAGGAATGCCCTGTTCGCCTTTGAATTTGCTCCAGATATAGTCTGACGGATTATTGCTTTCTTGCTCTGTTTCCTTGTTATAAGCTATACCGATATAATCTTTGCCAACAGGAAGATTACTTATCCCACTTCCTATTTCATCATCTGCATAGCGAATCCAAGTATAATATGTTTTACCATCAGAGCCATTAACACCAGGAACACCTTGAACACCCTGTTCTCCTTGCTCTCCTTGTTCCCCTTTATCTCCTTTGATTAAACTCCAAGCATAATCTTTAACATTTGTTGACTCAACAGGGGATAAATTGTTATAAGATATTCCTACATAGTTCATACCTTCAGGACTATCAGTAAGCCCAGTTCCCTTACTATCTAGGGCATATTTTATCCAAGTGTAATAAGTTTTACCGTCACTACCGTTCACTCCAGGAGTACCTTGAGCACCTTGCTCCCCAGGAATACCTTGACTTCCTTTTATAAGAGTCCAAGTATAATCTGACGGATTATTACTCTCATCTTGAGTAGTTTGATTATAAGCTATACCTATATGAGTAGTATTTTCATTAGGTACATTAGTCATATTGTAGCCGTGTTCATTTTCACCATAGCGAATCCAAGTGTAGTAGGTAATACCATCGCTACCTGAGACCCCAGGAATCCCTTGTGGACCCATTGGACCTTGTGGACCCATAGGTCCAACAGCACCATCATTTCCATCCTTACCATCATCAGGTATTATAATATCGTTAAGAGAAGTCTTAACATTACCTAGTTCAATCTCATCATACTTTTGCTTAATAACATTGTACTTAGTTCTTATAACCTTAGCTTCGGTATCAATATCAAATCTAGTATCTCTAACAAAGACAGTATCCATTAAGCCTACTTCTTCTAAGACCTTATATCTATCCTTGTAATTCTCAGTCATAGCTAAAGGGATAAACTGTATCTTATAATTAGCTTTAGGTATATCACATTTATTATTTTCAAAGTATTTCTCACAAAAAGTTCTAAACTTTGCATCAGTTGGTGTTTCTCCTTCGCCAAACTTCTCACTAAAGTCCAAAAACTTTGCATAAGGGTGTTCATAGTTGTTAATCCTACTAGAATCTACAAAACCAAATGACGGAGTATAAACAACTTCCTCATTAGTTTCACTATTAGAAATCTTAGCAAATGGATATATTCTAGTAATTAAATCTGACTTATCCTCTTCTATTTCAATACCAGTAATATTTTTCTTATAAGCTATCAAAACATTATCATCTTTACCACGTCTATTAAGAACGTGAATATCAAAATTATCCCTTAATAACTCAGCACCATTACCAAAAGTATCAACAATACTACCTCTCTCACCTATAATAGCATTCATACAGTTTGTATGCTTCATAGAGTAGCTTGCACTATGTTGTATATCTGAATGTCCTCTAAAGTGAGAACAAAAGTCTGATTGCCTAAATATTTGATTTAAGACATATTCACAACTTTGATTATTAATATTAATATCCTTAACAACATCATTTAATAAATCATAACTAATATGATTAGCAAATACTTCAACAACAGAACTTTGCTTTTTCAAAGTCTTATGTATCCTAAATAACTGACCTCTTAACCTATCTGAAGCATCAGCTTTTATAATATTACCTTCTTCTAATTGGTCATATAAAAATCCATTAACCTTATAAGTTAATTTCAGTTCAAATAAACCATTATGTTCTTCTTCTACATAACATTCAACAGCATCTCTCAAAAACCCAAGACCATTATGCTCAAAATCAGTTTCAACACTAGAATATAATATTGGATATTTCATCTATAATCTCACCCACCTTGGTTCTATCTCAATTTTTGTTATATCTCCTGACCAAGTGACGGAATTGTCACCATTTACTAGCACAGGAAATTCCCCTATCATCCTATTATTTTGATTAACATTGTCTTTGAAACAGTTCATTAATTCACTATCTATTTCAATATAATTTTCGATATCCTTAAACTTAATTGTTTTATCGTTAATTGTTAAAGTAGCATTGCCATTACCGTGTATCTTCATATAAGGCTCAGAGTCCATATGTTCATTAGTTATAACAGTATTTTTGAAAGCTATAGTAATCTTATCGCTTTTCTTCTTCTTAAAAGGCTTACAATTGAAAGTAAGTAATACCTCACCAAAGTTTACGAATAATTCCTTAATATCCAAAGAATTATCCAAATATCCTTCATAATAAAATTCATCTCCCTCAATCTCAATAGGGGAGTATTCAAAGCTAGTTTGTAGCCATAGCTTTAGCTCATTAGCTAGCTCGGCTAAGCTTAGCTCTTTGCCATTTCGCTCTGGTCTACCATCAATAAAGCATTGGATTTGAAGATGGAAATTAGTATAGTTTCCATTATCTATAATTAATTCACCATTTCTTCCTAATACTTCGTGTACTTCTAAAGCTCTCGAAGGAGAGCTTAAATTATTAATTTCTTTTACTTTTAAGCAAAAATCTCTTGAAGATTTACCTCTATAATTAAAATACATTAAGCACCTCCGAAAACTTGTTTACGTTTTAGATAATAAGCTAATTCATCAGCTAATTTTTCTATATCGTAATCTCTATTATTATTGAACTCTTGTATGTTAAGGTGTAGTCCTCCGTCATTTGGCTTTCTATTGTCAAATAACATATCTCTTAGCTTATCAAGTGGAGCAACTACCTCTGGGTTATTACCAACACCACCGAAAGATTTATCTCCCACACCATAGCCACTAGGTAATACAGTTTTATGCTTAAATATTCCACCTTTGTTTAGCCATTTCCAAGATTTTATACCGAATGAAGGTACAGATGGTGGGTTAATAGAGAACTTACCACTAAATCCAAACACAGGTACTTTAATCTTAGGGAAGTTAAGGGTAATGTTAAAGAAGCCCTTTATTTTGTCTATGACATTCTTTACAGTATCTCTGGCACTATTCATCTTATCTGTAATAGATTTTTTGATATTATCGAACTTAGATGATACATTACTAGCTATTGTTCCGAATATATCGAACTTAGACTTTATAGTGTTTATGGCATTTGAAGCTATGTCCTTAGCTGAATTTATCTTAGATTGGATATTTTGTTTAATAGAATCCATCTTATTTGATACAGCTTGCTTAGCTGACTCAAATCTTTCACTAAAATAGTTCTTTATAGCATTAACCTTATCTGACACACTAGACTTAGCTTGCTCTAGCTTTTCTGATACAGTAGAGGATATAGCTTGATAAACCTCAGATGTTTTATCCTTAGCTTTATTCCACTTCTCATTGAAAGATTCAGACACGGCTTGTAGTTTTTCACTAGCCTTAGTCTTAGTTTCTTCTAGCTTAGAAGATACTGTTTCTGATATGTTTTGGTAGGTTTCCGTCGTTTTATCTTTGGCTTTATTCCATTTTTCACTAAAGAAATCAGCTACTTGTTGTGTCTTTTCTGATACAAAGTTCTTAACCTTTTCTAGCTTCTCTGATACTACACTAGAAATAGCTTCATATATCTCTACTGTTTTATCTTTTGCAGCTGTAAATTTCTCTGTAAAGAAGTTTTTCACAGCTTCTAACTTTTCAGATACGAATGATTTCACTAATTCTAGCTTTTCAGATATAAAGTTGGTAATATTTTCCCAGATAGGTATTATGAAATCCTTACAGTTTTCCCAAAGTATTCTCCAAGGGGCAAGTATAAGTTCTTTAGCTATATTGAAAAGCTCTTTTATCATCAAGAAACCTAACTCAACTAGATTACCTATAAAGTCGAAAGCTTCTGATACAGCATCACCTATTTTAGTGAAAATCTCTTTAGTCTTATCGACACATAAGTTCCATCCGTCACTAAACCATTGTGCTACATCTGAAAACCATCCTGATATACTATCAACTAAGCCTGTAAACCAGTCTGATATAGTGTTCCAAAGGTTAGTGAAGAAGTCTGTAGTAGCATTTACACAGGCATTCCAACCGTCTACAAACCATTGACCTACACCTGTAAACCAGTCTGATATAGCTGTACCCATATCTGATAGAGCATTAGTCAAATCTTCCCAAAGCTTCTTACAGTTATCACCAAATGTTTTAGTTAAGTTATTCCAAGCTTCTCCGACTTTTTCAGCTAATTCCTTAGCTTTCTCTTTGACCCAATCCCAGTTTGCTATAAGAGCAGCTATTATTGCAATTGCAGCCGCTATGGCTACTGGTATAGCTATAAATCCAGCCGTAACAGTACCTAATCCTACTCCTAATACAGCCGAAGCTATTTTTAGAGTAGCCATTCCTTTCATTAAAGCACCAACTACAGTTATTATTGGAGGTATTACAGCTAATAATCCACCAAATATAAGGATTACATTCTGAATAGTAGGGTCTAATTCTAGGAATTTATCACACATATCACTAATCCAATCAACACATTTTTCCACAACAGGGATTAATCTATCTCCTATCTCTTTACCTACGGCAACTATCTTATTTTTTGCTATTTCTATTTTGGAAGCCGTAGTTTCGTATCTTTGATTAGCTTCATTAGTTAATGCACTATTTTCTTTCCAAGCATCATTACCTATCTTTACAGCATCCGTAAATACGTCTGAAGCACCAGCCGCTCTAAGTAATGAGTCTCTTAGAACAACCTCCTTGATACCCATTTCTTCTAGGATACCTATAGCTGATTTACCTTGTTCTTCGGCATTTCCTAGTCCTTGTATAAAGGCTATTATTGCACCAGCTGCATCTTCCTCAAAGGCTTTTTTGAACTCACTAGCACTCATCCCAGCTACACTTGCAAACTGTTCTAATCTTTTTCCACCTTTATCAACAGAACTTGCCATATCTATCATTACTTTGGAGAAAGCACTACCTCCAGCCTCGGCATTTATACCAACTGAACTTAATGCACCAGAAAACGATAATATGTCGGCTTCTGTCATGCCAACTTGAGCACCAGCCCCAGCTAACCTTAAAGCCATCTCAGTAATTTCACCTTCAGTAGTAGCTAAGTTATTACCTAAAGCAACTATTGTAGAGCCTAATCTATCAAATTCTGTTTGAGGCATACCAGTTATGTTAGCTAGCCTAGCTAATGCTGTAGCCGCATCATCTGCACTCATATTAGTGGTATCTCCAAGCTTAACCATAACCTCAGTAAATCCTAAAACATTTTCTGTTTTAATCCCTAACTGACCAGCCGCTTCGGCAACTCCAGCTATCTCAGTAGCCGCAGTAGGCATCTTTTGAGACAATTCCATTATGCCATTTTCCATATCTTTATAGATTTTTTCCGTCTCTTTAGCTGTTTTTCCACTAACATCTAGTGTTTTTCTAACACCTGCAAAAGCTGAGTCTAAATCTATACTTGCCTTAGTACCAGCTATAGCCATAGCTCCTATTGGAACAGTTATCCCAGCTGTAAGTTTAGTACCTAAACTAGTCAAAGCTTCGCCAGCCTTACTAAGACCTTCAAAATCCTTCTTAGCTGTATCAATTTTAGAGCTAAGTGTTTTCATAGAGCTGTTAAACTTATCTATTTCTGCATTTATCTTAACAGTAATATTTTTAGTTGTTGTAGACATCTCTTTTCCTCCTTTCTAGAAGTTATTCTTTAGATACTCAACCTCATCATCAGTATAAGTTTCATTGTTTGCCTTATTAGATGAAGCAAATGCATCTATGTAGTCATAATCTTTGCCACCAAAACAAGCACCTATAGCATTTACAGTAGCTATGTACTGTAGATTATGTTCTGCTTGTAATCTAGTTCTAGCAACTTCGATTATCTTTATAATTTCTCTTGGCTCTAACAAATAAAAATCTGTTAGGCTCTTATTCAGATAACCTAACAGTTGATATTTTAGAGTCTGAAGGAACTCTTGTTCAGAGATGTTTTCAGAGTTATCTTCTATTGAGCGTCCATTATCTCCTTGAATTTCTTCCCTAAACCCATTGCTGAAGAATATTCCATTAATATTAGCTTGAAGAACTCTTCTAACTCCATTCCTTCCTCATATAGAGAGTCTATTAACTTGTAAGCATCGTCCATTGTGATATCGTGTTGCATAGCTTTTAATGAATAGAAGAATGCTTTGTAAAGTCTTGTAACCTTCATTTCTTCTAAGTCTTTAGATAACCCAGATAGAGTTATTCCTTCTAATTCATTTAACTCACTTACAACCTTAGCTGTAAACTTTATCACATAATCTTTATCGTTTATCTTTATTAATTTCATTTCAAATCCTCCTAGGGTATTAAATAATTATTTTAGTTATACGTATAATTAAAATAGCCAATGATAACCACTGGCTAATATATTACTTATTTACTTTAGCTTGTCTTGAAGCTGGTGCTGGCTCTTCAGTTACTTTTTCCATAGCCCCACACCCTTTTAATGAGCACGAATATTTACTTTTATCTTTCATTGCATTATTATATGACAAACTTTCTATTATTGCCTGTCCTTTTTTATATTTTCCTGTTCTACCATAGTGTATTTCCACTATTTCTGTATTTAAGAATGCATCTTCTAACATATCAAATGCATCATTTTCAAGTGGTATTAATCCGTCTAAAGATAATCCCCATCCAAGTCCAGCTACTTCAAATTCTTCGTATAATCCAGACTCTTTAGTTGAGCAATCTATTGTAGAAGAAGAATAGTCTAAAGTACAGTTTTGTTGTCCTGCAACTAATTTTCCACCTACAAATATTCTAACGTCACTACCATTTTCATATTTTCCTGTATTCATTGCCATAGCGAATACCTCCTTAATAAATCTCGAAATTTACCACTAAATTGGCATTAAAAAAGCCTTCTACTTCTTTTACAGTAGAGGGCATTGTTTTTACGGCATCTATTGATAATCCGTCATTAAGTTGTTCGCAAGCTAGCTCTTTAGCTTTAGCTAAGCTTTGGCTAACTAGCTTATTTATCTCTTTTTTCCCTTCATAATCTGACCATATCTCTATACTTTGACTGATAACAAAAGAGCAATCCTTGCTTTCTCCATCATCAAATTCATAATCAGATACAATTACAAAAGGAAACTTAGCATTAGAAGGAACTTTATCGTAAATAGCGATATCTTTTCCGTCTAATCGTATCTCTTTTAGCTTCTTGTATAACAAAGCCTGATATTCGTTAAAATCAATCATTTTTACGACCTCCTAGTCTATATCAAGAGTATTACTTAACTCTTTTAGGAAGTTAGGTATTTCTTTTTCTAGGGCTGGCATCATGTAAGGTTTAGCCTTGCTACCTGGGTGTTTGACTTCCTTAACAGGATGAGAAGCACCTTTCCAATAAAGAAATCTTTTGTTTTTTGGTTTTATGGTATGAGGTTTAGTTCCTTCCTCAACGTAACGACTGTACTTCGTGTTAGTTGAAACTACACCTTCTAGAGAATTAACTTTAGAATTAATTGAGTTTCTAAGTAGACCAGTATCAACACTACCATTTTGAGTTAAGTTACTTTTAGCATAGTTTTCCACGTTTAATGTAGACTTTCTAACAGCTTCCTGAGCACCTTTATAAGCCTTACTAGAGAACTTATCTATTGTAGCCTTAAACTTTGTTAATTCGCTTGTATCTACTGTAATACTACTCATTATCCATTACCTCTAAGTATAAGTGAGTTTTATTTCTAAAGATTTTAGACCTTATTAAGTCGTATTTCCGTCCGTTAATCTTGAAGTATGTTGATGCATTGTTCTTTAGTTCTACAACATTGTTGATTATACATTGTAGAGCTGTAGTAGATACTTTTCCGAACAATTTCTCAGATATTTCCATATTAAGTTCAGAAATATGAGCATAGTAAGTTCCAACATTGCTTAATAACTTCTCGTAACCACCTTGACCATCATCTAGAGTAGTTAGTTCCATTAGTTCTATCTTAGTGTCATATCTCATTAGAAAAACCTCACTTTAGGAGCTTCTATAGCTACCTCGGCATTAGCTTCTATCCAAGCATCTAGGTATGGAGTATACTTGTTGAATGCATTTTCCTCATACTTGTTTTGGATATTGTCGCTCTTTTCTTCACTAAATCCTTCAGCACCAATTCTATTGTACCTAGCAACACAAAGTTCAACTACTATCCATTCAAGTTCGCTAGGTATATTATCTTGTTTGATATATAGTAAAACTGGCATAGCACTAAGTCTTACTATCTCAGTTATTAATGCATCTCTATCATTATCATTTATGCCAAGCATTAGCTTAATTCTGTCTAATAGAGTATGTATCATCATCATTTCTATCACCTTCCTTTATAGGAAAAAGAAAGCTAGCCTAAGCTAGCCTTCATTAGCTACTACTTGCTAGCTTTAGCTTTAGCACCAGCTACAGTTATTTTTACAACTTTAGTTTCATCAACTAATGCAACTAAGTTTACTTTTCTTAATACTACAGTGTTAGTTCTAGTTTCTATATCTCTATCTTGCTCAACTTGAGAAGCTCTCTTAACAAAGCATTTAACAGCTTCTTTTGTAGCTAAGTACGCAACGCCAGCAGAAACTTTCTTCGATACAACTACAGGAACTCCACATATAGACCCTATTTGACCAGAGAATAACATTTCACCAAGTCTAGCTGATTTGAAATCTTCATCTTTTCTTATTTGAGCTTTTAAGTCATTTCCTATTAATAAGAATAATCCTGTTTCATCTTCAGCTACGTTCATTTTCTCTATTGCATCTACGACACAGTCATAGCTTAATGCTCCACTTACTTCGTGTAAAGTTGAAGTTTTAGCTATTTCTCTGAAGTATTCATCGTTCATATGGTTTACCATCTCAGTAGCAGCACCGTTTATACCAACTTGTACTACTAATGGGTCTTGCATTGCATCTTCATCTGCATATTCAAAAGTTTGTTGCTTAACAGTTACTCTGTAGTCTTTTCCTGTGAAAGATACTTTACCTTTTTCAGTATTTTTAGCACCTTTTGCAACTTCTTCTACAGCACCTTCGTATTGGTAAGCATTTATTCTTTTAACCATACCAGCTTCAGATTGTAAATCGTTGTCTATTGTCATTAAGTTTTGTGCATTTAACTTAGTTTCTAATATATCGTTTATTGTATTTTCTAATACCATATTATCGTATAATATATGTGCCATTTTCTATTACCTCACTTTATTTATTGGTTTATTAATTTATTGAATAACTCTGGGTTAGTCTTTAGTAACTCAGACTTTTCAACTATGTTCATTTTCTTGAATTGCTCTTTAGTTATCTCTCCATTAGCTTTAGTAGTAGCTGACTTAGGAGTAGTACCTTTTAATCTCTCAGCAACTTTTGCTTCTACAGCTTTGTTAAACTCTGTTTCAAAGTTGTTTATATTAGCTAGAGTAGATTCTGCATCGTCTGCTCTAAGTAAGTTTGCAAAGCTAGTAGCTAAACCTCTTTGAGATAACTGAGTCATAGTTTCATTTAGCATTTTTTCTTGTTCAAATGCTTTTTTAGTAGCTTCAAATTCTGCTACTTGTTTCTCGAATAATTTCTTTTGCCTTTCAGCTTCAGATAACTTAGCTAGTTCTTCACTTTCTCTTCTATCGGCTTCCATCTTAGCCATAGCTCTAGCTAATCTTTTTTCTATTAGTGCATTCACTTCATCCTGAGTGAAAGTTTTTTGTTCTGGTTTGTTTGGCTCAGTAGATGGAGCATCTTGTTGCCCTTGTTCGTTATCTACTGGATTTTCAGTTGGCTCATCTCCACCTTCGTTTGCCAACAACTGAATATTCATTCTTAATTTATTTGTAACGTTACCTTCGTTTAACATAGGAAGTACCTCCGATTTTAAGTCTCGTAGACTATTAATTAGCGTTAAGCTTAACCGTAGAGTTTAGTGCCGTACCACGTCTGGGCAATAAAAAAGGAAGCTACTTGGCTTCCTGTGTTGGTTTTATTTAGTTATCGGAATAATAGAGCTTCTACACGAAACGTGCATAGGTGGTAAATTAACACCAGCCTTAGCATCATCTACTGAGATTATCTTTCCATCCATAGCTTTACATATATCACTTGTTCTGTGGTCTATAAAAGCTAGGAATTGATATTCCTTTACTTCATTATTTTTGTAATTATCTATATGTGCCTGATTCATTACCCAGTTCATTTCAGTTCTTACTAATCTGTTAGCATTGTTCAGGCTTGTATTCCATTTCTTTTGTAATACTCTAGATATATCCCTTATGCTATCTCCACGAATTAAGCCAGCTGTTAAGCTTTCTTTTATATCGCTAGCTAACTTTCTTCTATGTCCTTGCCAAATTCGCTCGCTAAAAGTTAGCCCACTCCAATTTTGAGATATAACTTCTTTGACAAATAGAGTAGGCATATCGCTAAAGCTTACACCTAGCTCTGTAGCCACATCTTTAGATGTATCTATGTATTTCTTAATAAATGCCTCTGTAAGCAAATCCTCTTCCATTTGGAATAATCTATCGAGTTCTCTGTCGATAGCTGTTACAACAGATTCTAGTCTGTTTTTTTCATATTCTGAAAGCTCACTCTCATTTACTGATAGATAGTAAGAGTTTATTTCTTTTTGGATTTCTTTTTTGGCTTTTACATACTCTTGCTTTAGTTTCTTTTCTAAAGCTTTTACATCTTTTATGTATTTTCTATCTTTTATTTCGGCTCTTTTACGCCAGTATTCCATAGTTCTATTTTTCACTATCATCACCGTTGTCAGTCATTTGGTCTTGGCTAAAGTCATAATTAACATCTAAATTATCTTCCTTAGCTTCTTCTATCTTATCCATTTCAGCTTGAACGTCTGTTATGAATGGAAGTAGTGATAATAGAGTTTCATCTGATACTATTCCGTAAAGTGATTTCACTATGCTAGCACTTTCTGTTATGTTAGCTGGTGTATTTCTAGTAAATACAGCTTCTATATCTGTGAAATCGTAATCTCTGTTGTGCTTGATAGCTAATATCTTACATAGTAACTCCATTCTTCTTGCTATAGCTTTTCTAAACTTAGCTTCAAAGTTACTAGCTAATATCTCTAACCCTAAGCATTTCCACTTTAGACTTTCTCCTGAACTACTAGCAACAAATCCTTCACTATCTAGTGGTGGTATTTGAGATAGAGTATGTATATCGTTCATTATTCTATCTAAATAAGCTTCTACGGCTGTTGTATCTATGTTTTTTGTTAGGAATGTAGCACTTGAAGTTGGGTCTGTAAAGTTTATTACATCAGCTTCTAGTGCTTCCGTACCTACGTCTCCTTCTTCATCTTCTTCCATAGCTATACCACTTATAACTAATATGGCTTTTGAAGCATTTGACTCCATTATATTAGCTACATCAGACTTAACTTGGTCGTATTGGTCTATATTATCTAATACCTTCTCGTATGCACCGTGTAGGTTGTTTGATAGAGGATAAACTGTTACAGGTACATCACCGTATAAATGTGGTATTTCATCTACAAATGATAAACTATTGTTTTGTCCTTGATAGTATCTAACACATTCCTTTGTATAAACCTCTACATACATAGTAGATTGACCTTCATTGATTAAATCTTCTTCTTCCCAGTATCTAATAGCATAAAGAATGTTTTCTTGTAGAGTGTTATCGTGAACAATTATTACTTCTTCACTTGGTACAACACACATTCTAGGTATACCATCCTCATCTACATACTGTAATTCAACTCCATACCCAGTTATACAAGCATCATCAGCTAGTGCTTGGTCTAAGTCATTTATATCGTTGTAAGCTAAAACATCTGTTACTATCTCAAGTAACTCTGGATTTTCAGTCTTATAAGTCATACCTTTACCAAAAGTGTAACCTACTAGCATATTAGTCAAATAAGATGCTATTGGATTAGATATTCTATTAGTTGGTCTATTTTGTTTTTTGTATATTCTATCTTTTATATCATTTCTACCGTCATAATAATCTCTAAGCTTTTCTATTCTAGCTTTTTCAGTAGAATGTTTCTCTATAAGTTTCTGTATTATATCAATACTTAGCTCAATGTCTTTGCTAAGCTTTATTTTTCTAGGTTTAACCTTCCTAGCCATCTGCTCACCTCCTATAATCTAAGCTAAGCTAAGCTAGCTAGCTTTCTATGTTCCGTCTTTATATACCGTATTTATCTCTATTAAACTTCTTACCGTTTAGCATCCAATTATTACACATATATCTAGTTGAGTCAATTGCGTGGTTATCCTTATCAACTAATCTATCCAATGGATTACCGTCCCTATCAGTAGCATAATCTATGTTTTCAAACTCCCAACAAGCTTTAGGAGTACGTCTAGGGTCTATTACGATAGCTTCTAAATCGTCTAGCCACTTCTCACCATACTCTATACTACCAGGTCCTTTTTTAGCCCCTATAATCTTAACTCCTAAACTTCTAACTTCATCTATAGATTTAGGCTCAGCTGAGTCTGCTATGGTTAAAGTAGTGTGATAGCCTTTAGACTTAATCCATTCAGCTATTTTTCTATTAGAAGCTTTAACCTCGTAAAATTCATCTATTAGGTAGAGTATTCTTCTTCTTTTATCATAGTGTCCTCTAACAAAGGCTAGGGCATCTACACTGTACCCCCAGTCAATACCTTGACAAATATTGTCAAAATTCTTAACTTCATCATCAGTTATTTCCCTGAATACTAGATTAGTAAATGGAACAATACCAGAACCTATTGGCTCTCCAAGATATTCCCAACGGTATTTCAGTTCATTTCTCTTTTTCACTTCCTCAGCTTCTTCTATAAAGGCTTTGGATATGTGTGGATTCTCTAGGTATGTACTAGAGTGCATATATATGTTATTAGGTAAATCGTGACTTTCAAACTTCTTATTTACCCAAGATTGTTTTCTTTTAGGTGGGTTATAAGAGTAATATATTTTGTAGTTAAGTCCTTCTGGAAGCTCTTTACGGACAATAGAGTTTACTATCATACTAACTTCTTCTTCGGTATTGAACTCAGCAAGTTCTTCGCTTTACTGTTATGAAGCTCGCTAGGCTTCTCTCCTATTACTAGGAGTGTCGGACTATATCTTCACTAAAAAAGAGAGCTAGCTAGCTCTCTCAATTCGTGCCTACTGTTTCAGCTTCGCTTGAAGCTTACTCTACTCGCTTCCAACTAAGCTTAGCTTAGCTGTGCTTTCGATAGTCTCTACACACTAAATATCAAAATAAGTTTTTCTTCTGGCAATTCTAGTAACCAATGTTTGACTTAGACCAGTTTCTCTACTTAGCTTAGCAAAGAAACCATACAAACTACCCTTATGATTATCATATTGCTCTCTAATATAGAGAACTTGTTCCACAGTAGCTTTTGCTACTGAATGATTAAGTCCTCTCATTGGTTTTTTTAGACCTAAATCATAAGCGTGTTGTAATTGGTCTGACCTATTCATCCATTCTAAATTAGAATAATGATTGTTAGTCTTATCTCCATCTATATGGTTTACTGTTTCGAGATTATTAGGATTTTCAACATAAGCTAAAGCTACTAATCTATGAGCTTTGAAATCTTTTTGAATGCCACCTGGCTTACTTAACCTATAGTAAACATAACCATCTTTAGTGTGTCTAGGTTTTAGTAGGTTATTTGATTTCTTGCTATAGACTTCACCGTTATCACTTATAAGATAATCCTCAAAATCTTTTATTTCTTGCCATCTTTTATTCATCTTTACTTTCACCCCTTATACATTCTATATATTTATTATATAATGTTTTGGGTTGAAAGTGTAGCTTAATTTGATATTTATTGCTCGGTATTGTCCACTTGGGAGTCCACCGAATTAAGTAGGTTTAATGTGGACCGATATGTTAATCCACAGGTGAGTTATTGGGAATTTCGACATCTTAATCGACTTAATCTTGGCACTATTGTCAGCACCCCTAAATATTATCTTATTTCCTCTAGGCTTGTAGATTAGTTGTAGTGGTGATTTCTTTTGTTCCCACTCACTTTCTACGCCTAATATTTCTATAGCTTCTTTTAGCTGTTCGAAGCAAGACTCTGCTAAAGTATTTGCTACCTTTCTAATACATAAAGTAGTAATAGGCTTTGCCATCATTTCTAGTATAATATCGAATCCTATGTGAGTTGATTTTGCACTAGAACGTCCACCTTTTAGAACGTAGTATAAGAATTTGTTTTCTTTTGATACCCTTCTAAAATCGTGGAAATTAGGGTTGAATATTTCTGATAGTCTTTTACGAGTTTCTGCTTTAAATGTCATCTACTATAATAACTCTTTCGGTAACTTCAGTTTCAACTTTATCTATGAACAATCTATTAGCTTTCCCTAATAGTTCAGCACATTTTATTCTGTCCTTGCCTGATAACTGCTTAGTCATTACTACATTCTCCATAGCACCTGAAACCATATTCTGCTGCATAGCTATTACTTCTTCATTGACTTCGCCTCTCATACAGCTAGTTAGAAATTCTTGTACCTCTTCAACTTTGGCAATTCTTTTAGATTTTATCTCTGCTAATCTTTCATCTATTACAGTTTTAACCTTGGTATTACTTAGTAACTTACTTGAATTTGAGTCTGCTGTATTGTTGTTTTTTGTACCATAAGCTCTCTTGTAAGCTTCCCTAGAGTTCAGTGTTTCCAAGTAGTAATCAATGAATGCTAGTTGCTTTTCAGTTAGCTTAGTTTCCTTCTTACTCATTTAAACACCTCCTTTAGCTAGCTTAGCTTTAGCTTGTTCCCTCAAAAAATAAAAGGCACTAGCTAATAGCTAATGCCAAGTGTAATAGGGGGACAACAAAAAAATGAATAAAACAACAAAGTAAACATAAAATGCTTACCCTATCATATTACCACCTTAGTAGTTAATATAGAGTAAGCTTTTAGTAAGATTTTAGTTAGATTTGTTAGATAGTGTATGATTTTAGTAATTTATAGTTAATCACGAATAGTGTTTCATCTTTATCTCCACTTTCCTCAGATTGTTTTCTTAATGCTTCATCAAGTTGAGTTATAGTATCCATATCTGTTATTGGTTTATCTAAAGTTATAGTTATTCTTCCAAAACCATTTTTTCCTATAAATATCAGTAAGTATTCAAATTTATTCATTATCTATTCACCTTCGCTTGTATTATTTTTGTTACCCTTATATCTTCACAATCTTCTACTACAATAATATCCATATCAAATACCTTATGCTGTATAGTATCATCATAACAAGTTGCAAACATATTTTTAGCATAATACTTTAAAGCTTCAAACATTGTTGAAGGTATTAAGACTGTATTAGGTGTATCATTGTATTGCTCCTGGTAATGTAGTATTTGTTCATAGATTTTTTCTAGTATCATATTATCCCTCTATTCTTATATTGTAGTTTTCTATTATTCTGTTTATTAGTTTATTGCGATAGTCTATGCAAGACGTTCTATTAAGACCTATGCTCCTTGATACTGTATTCCAAGTATAATGGCTTCTAAAGTATTTGTACTCTATTATCTTTTGTTCTATGTCTGTTATATCTTCTAGAGCTAATTCTAGTTTGTTGTAGTGGATTTCTTTTAGAGTTTTTGCTTTTAGTAGTTTTTCGATTTCTTTTTCTGCTTTTATGATTGCTAATTCTGTTGGACTTGAGATGTTACTTGTTTGTACTATATCTTTAGAGTAGTCGATAGCTTTTAGACCACCGTCTAGGTATCTTAGTCTTATTTCTGCTATATCTAAATCAAATTGTTTTAAGACCTTATCTTTTTTCTTATATGTATATAGAAGTTCTTCTATGTATTGAAAGTTGTTATTCATTCTTACTCCCCCTTTGTAAGTTAATCCGTTTTTTAGTCTTCTAGTATAGGAACTACGTAGATGAATTGTTGGTTGTCATTGAAGTTATCAACTAATTCAAATGCTGCTTCACATTCAGGACAAGTATGCACACTTGCTATCCCTTCAAACTTATATCCTAAGTCCTCAGCATCATAGTCACAATTCCATACTAGCTGGCTGTTACAATATAGACATTTAATCATAATCTTTCCCCTTTTTGTATTACATTTTGATTTATATTAAGAAGGCTACTAGCCAAATAGCTAATAGCACTTATATTGATTATTATTTTGATTATTGTTTTGTAGCTAGATGTAGAGCTACTATAAGTTCAACCAAATCGTCTAAATCTAACTCTTCCCCTTGAGATATTTCTATTAAATCAGCTTTTAGCTTAGCTCCTATGCTAGCTATAGCTTTAGCTTTATGTTTTTGGTATAAGTTATTTTCCACTAGGTAATCTATGTCCCCAGCACATTCTATTTCTAGTATTTCATCAAATGCTAAGCTTAATGCTTCATCAATTATATCCATTTTCATCTGTTCATCATCCTTCTCTATTTCCTTAAATCCATTCATTCCTGTCATATATAAAAATCCTAAAAGTTCCCATACCTTATCTTTTATTCTTTTCATACATTCTTCTATCCCTATTTCCTCTGAATAATTTTCTTTTCTCATACAAGAACTTGTTTCTACTATTGTGAAGTTATTCGGTAATATGCAAGTAACCAAAGTTGTAGTTTCTTCTAATGTAGCTACTTTTATGATTGAGTTTCTTAGAACTTCATCTACTAACTCTGTAGTTACTGAATTATTTTTGAATCCTTCTATGTATCTTCCATCTAATCTAGTGTTATCATTATTTATTTTCATTATTCTTGTTTCTATTGCAAAGTTTTCAGTTATCATTTATATATTGCCCCCAATATTTTTATTTTCTTTTATTTACATAATTGAATACTGTTATGAAAAACATTATTATTAGTAGCCAAAATCCTACTAGACATATTATTGTGAATAATGCTACGAATCTTACTATGAGTAATTCTATCGGTGTCATTATCTTACACCTTCTATCTTGTGTGAAATATTGACTAGAGCCTCCATCTCAGACTTTCCCTTAGCATTTGCGATAATTCTTACATCTTTATTTGCATTAAGCTCTAAATGGTCATTATAAGCTTGAGAATAATATCTCATTTTAGACTTAATATTTGATGGTGCATTAAGAATTATTTCAGGAGAATCTAATTCAGGTGCATCTATAGCTACTACGATATAACTATTGGTGTCCAATGCTTCATACATATCAAGTAACATATTAATTTTTTTCATATTTTTTACCCCTTTTTACTATATGGAAATGAAGTAGATAGTATATATTAACGTTGGTATTTCAACTAAACTCCATTTCCTTCTAATTTTTTATTTTGTATTTTTTTTGCCCTTTTTTATTGCCTTATTAATCAATTTTATATAATGAATTTTTTTGCACGGTACAATTATTTATTAATTGCATACATACGTTTTCACGATTAAAATGGTACGTCATCATCATCAATTAGCATATTATTTTCATTTTTTGATGATTTTTCTTTATTTTCATAAGTTGGTATATCAAATTCATCATTTTTATTAACCACTGGTTTATTTTCTATATTATTACCTTGATTATTTGAAGATAAAAATTCTATCTTATCAACTTTAACTTTAGTAGCGTAACGAGTTTCATTCTCATTATTAATATATTTGTCTATATTAAGTTCTCCGTGGCAAAGAACCATTTTCCCTTTGACCAAATATTTACATAAATTCTCGGCTCTAGTACCCAATAGTTCCATATCGATATAATCAACTACTTTGTTTTGTTTATCTTTTTGATAATTTCTTTCTACAGCTATACTAAATTTCAACTTCGGTGTGTTATTGACACCAATATGTGTAAGTTGTGCATCTTTAGTAAGTCTCCCTGATAATATCGTCATATTCATAAGTATTTTCCCCCACATCTTTGTATTTTTTATTTCTATTTTTTGTAAGTTCGTTTCATTTTTAACATTTTAAGGTATTGGTACACAATACTAATGAGATTTGATTAACTCACCAGTTTTAACATCTAGTGCATCTTCAATTAACCATAAATTGTATAAAAATGTTGGTTTGATTGACCAGCTTCTTATCGTCTGTCTTGTTACCCCTAACTTCTCAGCCAATTCAGCTATAGTCCAATTGTTTTTCTTACAATGGTATTTAACTCTTATATAATTAAGTAGCACTCTTTTTTCACTATCCATTACTACTTACCCCCTCTTTACATTTTCAACTGTTTATAGATATATTGTAACAAAATTTAACAAGATTTACAAGAAAAAATAACCAATGGTAATTACATTTTTTAACATTACTTTACATTTTATCGCAATTTGTCTAATAGTGTTGTATTGCATCGACTTTTTATTAAGGTTAAGTATTGTAAAATAAAGTTAAGTTTGGTATAATAAGCAAGGTTTTAGATTTGCATTTTTTGTTGGATGCCAGATAACAAATGAATGTAAATACCTTAAATTCCATTTTAAACCGAGAGCTATATGTAGTATCCATCATTACTATGTATAGCTTTTTTACATTTAATAAATAGGGTAACAGCAACAATATTATTGCAAAAATATAAATGAAATGATATCTTATATACAAGACTATTGAACTTTTATATAGTAAATATAGTCGCTTAAATATTAATTTCTAATGTATTATGTTTTTAAGAGAGCCATATATATGGCTTTTCTTTTTGTTTATTTTTGATTATTTTGTATAGAATTGTTCATATTTAATATAAAATGAAAGAATGTAAGATTATGTGTAATAAGGTGTAATAAAGTTATGTGAAGTTATTTTCAGTAAAACGTTGTAAAAAGAGTTCCAAAATGGTATAATATACTTATTAAGTGAAGTGTATTACATTTTAAAATACAAGGAAAAAAGAAAGTCATTAAGAATTGGAGGTCTTAATGACATATAAAAAAGACTATTAAGTCTCTGACCTCTTAATAGCCTTTAAAATTAGCTTATGAATTATAAAGTTTTGTTACCGACAACTAAATCATTAAGTGTTTTATTATCGATGTCCACGTTAAGCTTTCTTGCCAAATCAGCTAGCGTGGTTTTTTCTTTACAATTGTAAGCTGTTATTTTCTTTTTATTCTTAAAGTCTGGAACTAAATCACCGTAGAATTTACTGTCTGGAGTACAATCTGTCCTCCTAACTATATCGTACATTCCCTCTATGATAGATTTTAGATGCATTGATTTAACTCCCATATCTTTTGGGTTATGTTTTTTATATTGCTCTAGTATCAAGTTGAAATGCTCTTTATTTAGCCAAACATTTTCTAAGTCTAGAGTTAATATAAATTCCACCCTTTGATGTTCTATAAGCATTTTAGCTTTAATCATCATATTATCATAATTATGTTCTCTTTCATATCTATAATTTAACATTTTTATCTGATTATCTAATTCTTTTATTTCTTTTTCAGTTAAGCTAGCTATGCTCCAAGCAAAAGCTATATCAAAATGTCTATCCGTCACTAAATCACTATATAATATATTATGTGTCTTGAATATTAGGTTATCTAAATATTTATCCATTTGTAAAGTTTTATAAGTAGCTTTTAGTTCGTCTATATTGAACTTATCTTCATTATTCTTCAAGTATATTTCCTGGTCTTTAGAAAGCTTTAATCCTTTACATATTCTATTACATAACACTAAGACATCTTTATGTGGCTCTAATCTATCTATCATAGCTTTAGCTTCGGCTTCCATTTTTTCTATAAACTGAACTTTATCTTTCTTATCATCTTTTTCTACATTTAGATTAGTTATAGTTATATCTGAAAAATATTCTTCTAATAGCACTTTTAATTGCTCTCTACTACGTTGTTCATAATAATTATCATATATAGAAGTTTTAATATATACATCATTTGGTCTATATCTATTAGTAGTAGTGTCAAAGTATATTGCACCATTTTCTTTTAGATGACACTCATTAGCTTGTAAAGTGTAGTCTAATCCTAATTCTATTATATCTTTATTAAGCTCATACACTTCTTTGTATCTCTTATCCTTTATATAATCTATTCTACTTTCTATGTAGCAAAATTCTTTCTGCACTTTAGGGTAACTATTAAATATATGAACATTAAGTTCTGATACTTCTCTATATCTAGCACATATCTGTTTTATCTTAGCTGGGTCTTTTTCGTTTATTATATACATATCCGTAACATCTTTATCTTTGTTACTAACCCCTGCAACCATTGTAGACGTGTGAAGTAAACCATCATATTTACCAAATGTACTTCTAGTCATTATATTCTTGTATATTTGTGACTCTTCTTTATTGTTAGCGTGAACAACCTCAGTCTTTTTTTCTATTCTATCGTGAAGATATGTTAAGTTATTTATATTATCTTCAAATATAGCAAATCTACCTTTAGCTATATTACTTGAGTGGTTTATTATAAAATCATTAGACACCGTATCATACAAAAATACTTTATAGTGTATGTTTTCATCTGTCTTGTATTCTATTATCTTATCATATTTATCAAAATCTAATCTATTAGGTGTACCAGTCGCACTTACTGTACCTCTAAATATATTAGCTTGGCTTATTTTATTTATATCCTCTGCTCTATCTGCTCTAAATCCATTAGAGAATTGTTCGTGAGCTTCATCTATAGATAGTATTCTTTCAGCTAGCTTAGCTTTGTTAGCTTCTAGTATAGCTTTATTTCTATATAAATCAGATAATTTATTCCAAGTTGCACCTACAATCTTAGATTTATCTAAACAATATTCTAAGCTTTTAGTTTCGTCCTCTTTTATCTTACCGTATGCACTCATTATTTGATAATCTTTTGATTGTTGCTCTGTTATAGAAGCATTTGGTAAAACATTAAGAAGCGATAATTTCAATTTTCTAACAGTGTCATTAGTGCTACGTCCTTTACCACTTCCTGTTGGTGCTATAACCAGCACATTCTTTCCTTCATAAGCATCCATATAAGCTTGCTCGAAAACATCTATTTTTTCACCTATGTATCGCTTAACCTTAACTTCTTCATCTACTCTATATAAACTATGATTTAGTACTTCTAACTTAACTTCATCAAAGTTTTCGCCTTGTTTCTTCAATTCTTTTAATAGGTCATCGGCTAATTTAACCTTTTCCTTTAAGCCATATGATTTAGCCTTACTTTTATAGCTCAATATCATAGGCATATATTTTTCATATTTAGTCTTATTCATTCTATTCCCTCCCATATTAGTTGTCGTATGCGAATATCTCTTCTACAGATAGCTTAAACATCTTAGCTACAGTTAAGGCTTCTCTTAGGCTTATACCGTAGATACCTTTTTCCTTTCTGCACCAACTATCTTTAGTTGACCCTAAAAATCTAGCTACCTCTACCTGAGTATATCCTAATCTCTTTCTAGTTTCGACTAGCTTTTCTACATTTATTTTTTCTAGTTCCATAATATTACCTCCTAGTATACAGGTTGCTCTCAACACAACCCTTAATATAATAATACACTACTATAATATATAATGCAATACTTTTTTACCCTTTTTTGCTGGTTAGGGTGCACCAGCCTTCGGACACTCACAGATGTATAAAATCTCTCTTTTTTTAGTTACGACAGTTTTTTTTATTCTATTAGTACTAAATAAAAATTGTCGTAGGTTAAACATAAGCTATTGCAATAGCTACAAGCATTTTTGGAGCTATAAAAATAGCTTAATTTTTTTTGACTTATAAGTTACTGCAATTTTTTTATTCTATTAGTACTAATATTTTTTTGCAGTAACCTCTAATTAAGCTATTGCAATACTTATAGCGATTTTTAAGTGCAAAAAAAGTGCTAATTTTTTTTAGCACTAAAAGTTAGTGCAGTTTTTTTTATTATATTAGTACTAATAAATTTTTGCACTAACCTCTAATTAAGCTATTGCAATACTTATAGCGATTTTTAAGTGCAAAAAAAGTGCTAGTTTTTTTTCGCACTAAAAGTTAGTGCAATTTTTTTCATTCTTTTAGAGATAAAAAATTTTTGCACTAAGTTTTATAGGTAGTTATAGACTTGAAGTACCCAGTAGGGTACAAAAAGTCTTATACTTAAAGTTTTTTTTGCTAGTAAAGGAAGTAACTTCGTTACTTTTGGTTGGTGAGTCCAACTCACTTTATTGGTTTAAGAGAAAGTTGGTCAGTCCAACTTACGTTTTAAATCTATTGAAGTATAGTTATATTTGTTAGTGCATTTGCACGTTCCTACAAAAAAGAAAAAAGAAAGCTTGCTTTCGCTTTACTAGAAAAGAAAAGACTTCAAGTATGAGATAAGCTATAGGCTTATTACAAGCTCAGGGCTTCTGATAGCCCCCTATCCGAGTTAATTGATAAAGTAGGTCGTTAATCAATAAAGTAAGTACTAGAAACGAGCTTATGGAATTTAGGTTCAATAGATTTGGTTTTAAAGGCTAAAGCTAGAAAGTTTAAAGTAATTGATAGACTCTGAGTGAACGATGCACCCCTACCCTATCCAAGCTAAGCTAAGAGTAGAAATATTATCCATTGATTATTTTTTTTAGTAAAAACATTGAAAACCAAATGACGGAATGGTATAATAGCTATATAATGTTAAATTAGGTAAAATAAAGTAACTAAAAGTTACAAGTAGTTACTATGTATCAAATACACAAAATCAATTGAAGGGTTACACTGACGGAAATATAATACAGATATAGAAAAATAAAAGAGTTGGAGGTAACTGAATATGGGGAGTAAATATGCTAATTTACAAGGCAGAGAATGGACTAATGAAGAATTAGCTAAGCTAGAGGCTAAATATCCTACAACTGACTTAGAAGAGCTATCTAAAGAGCTAGATAGGACTGTTAGAGCCTTAATAGCAAAAGCTAATGTAATTGGTGTAGTTAGACAGAGGAATAACAAAATAGTCAATGGGAAAAAGTTTTGTAGTATGTGTCAAAAGTGGCATCCAATAAGTGAGTTTTACAGAAATAAAGCTAAGCTAGATGGATATGAATACTACTGTAAGAAATACTACAAGAGAAAGAACAAAAAAATTGATGATGTAGTAGTACATAAAGATAAGTATAAATTCACTTGTGCAACTGAGTATATAGGTGTAAACAGAGAAAGAATAGTACACGAAAAGAGAGAAATTCTAATCTTTGATGGTATAGAAGGTAAGATATGCAATTGTTGTAAAGAATGGATACCACTAATTGAGTTTTCTGAGCAAGAAGGTGGAGCTGGTGGTAGAACGTCAAGATGTAAAGCTTGCCATAACATAGAATACAGACATCAAAATAAAGATATTGAGTATGCACTAAGAGCTGAAAGAATGAGGCTTAGGAAGGAAGAGCCTACTCTAGAAGAAAAGCAAGTGCAATCAAAAGCTAAGAAGATAGTTAAGGCTATGCCAGAACTTCAAAAAGCCTTTAAAGCCCAAAAAGAAGCTAAAGAAAAAGCTAAAGCTGAGGCTAAGGCTAAGGCTAAAAAAGAAGCTGAGCTTGAAAATAAGGAGGAAGAAAATGAATAAAGAAATGTTACTATGTACTGGTCTTTTAATAGAGGGTGCTGATTATAATGGTTATTACCTAGATAGAATAATGACTGATGTAGACTATCTTGTAGGTACAGTACGTGATATAAAGGAGTTTGGATATGACTATGAAGAGATTCCTTATGATAAAATAATAAAGCACTTAGAAAACTACAGTAGAATATTAGCAAGAGCTGTTAGTGAAATATCAATTATGGAGAATGAAGGAGAGTAATATATATGTCAAATGAATATAGAATACTTTATGTAAATACATTTGAGCATCTAGGAGATGAATTTATAGTAGGTAGATTTGAGGATAGTAATGTTGTTGGTGCATCAATAATTTATCAGTATAAAAAAGATGAAATTGATATCTATAATTTAGATGCTAATGGATTAGATGAAACAAGAGAAGAACAGCTTCAAATATATGAGGCAATAGTAGACTTTATATGTGGCAAAACAATACTAGTAAAGTCTAGTAGTAACGATGAAATAATACTAGTAAAGTCTGTTAGTGACGATGAATTAATAGAAGAAGTCGCTCAAGGTATAATAGATGATAGAGAGTATGAAGTTTTATGCTCGTGTGGAATTGTTGAAAGAAGAAAATAGGAGGAAAAAACTAATGATGAAATCTATATTTGCACTACTACCCCACTTAGAAGGGAAAACTTATGAGGCACAGTTAATATTTATGAAAGAAGCTGCTAAAGATGATGTAGCTATACTGCTAGAGATAAGGTCAAAGAAATCTGAGGAAAGCTATTTATATGAGTTAGCTGTATTAAATAGGATAGATATAAAGACAGATGATGAAGATAAGGCTTTATTAAACAAGGCTATATTCTCTTATGTAAATGATGAATACGAAAGTAGCAATGATGCATTATTATTTGCAACAGCTAAAGCTTTAATAAATACACTTGAGATGTATAATATGCTTGCTAATGTAATAAATGAAAGACAAGGCAAGTGTGATGATGCTATCGAGGATGAAATAATAAATGAATTTGATGAAGTTGTTGCTAATAGTATGATAAGGCTTATGACTGATTTTATGAACTAAGATGTTTAAGATAAAAAGATTTCGTCTATAATCAGAATATAACTAATGACAAAGGAAGGTAAATAGATGGAAAAAGTAATAGCTAAAACAGAATTTCACAAAACATATCTTTTATTTGAGAGAAAAAATGGGAGGTCTGTAACTGTTAGATGGCAAGTATTTGTTGGAGCTAAAAACGGTAAGAAGGAATATGACGTTGAGTATAGATATAATCTAGGTACAATGGATTTTAAGCATCCTATAACAGATAATCATATACAGCTCTACTCTACTTCATTTACAGGCTCTATGGACTGCTATGAAGCTATAGCTAAGGTTTGCAGCAAGCTATCTAGGTCTAGGGATAAAATAGAGAGAGATTTCCTAAAGAAGTTTTCTAATAATCATTTAAAGGCTGTTTTAGGTTAATAGGGAGTAGATAAAACTACTCTCTTTTTTTATGCAAATATAAGGTACAAATGGACGGAAACATAAAGTACAAACGTACGGAAATGTAGGTACGAATAGACGGAAACACAAGGTATATTTAGACGGAAACTAGAAGGTACAAAAGTACGGAACGTTGAAATTTCAATGAAAAAAGCTAGCCCTAAAAGAGCTAGCCTAAAAAAAGAAGTTCAACATCAGAAAAAATAATTATTATAAGCTTGGTTTTATATATGTATTTAATTGTTAATAATATTATATCTATTCGATAGAGAATAAGCAAATTTATAATTAACATTATTTAACATTTTGTATAAAAAAAGATGCCAGCTTCCGTAGCTGACACCCTATATATAAAAAAGAAAAAGGAAAGCCTAAATGGTAGAAAAATCTTAGGCTAAATATTAAAAGAAAAATATAACAACAAATTAAAGAATAAATGTAAAAAAATATAATTGGAATATTTTGTAACTAAAGTATAATTTACTGAAAATTATTTCATATATGATAAATCATAATTAAATTTTACTAGAATCTGTAATTTTTATCAAGACCCAAAATGTAAAATGAGGGTAAGTTATGGTAAGTTGTGTTAAAAAAGCCTTACAAACGTTGAAATCAAGCCATCTTTACCACTTGGTATATTGTGAATAAGACACAACATAATCCTTACTATGTATTAACTCAACCATCAATTTATCATAAGAGCATATTTTGGTAAGTTTGGGTATATTATGGTATACTTTTTCAATGATATGTGTTACAATTAATATATCAAATAGATGCAAATTAGGAAGGAAAAAATAATATGGAAAAAGAAGTGAAGAAAAAAACAGCTAGAGATATGCAAAGAGAATTTGCTAAAGCTAATAGACCAAGTGATGAATTAAGAGGTAGAATGTGGCTATTACTAAAAGGTGGAGTTAAAGGTGGGTCAAAAGGTATAATTCCACCTCAAGTTTTCGGTGACTTCGCAGATAAAGAGCTAGGCATTCAGCCAACAAGCTTATCTCGTAAATTAACAGGAAAAGATAGATTTTTCAATAGATTTGAAATAGAGAAATTCAAAGAGTTCTTTGGAGAAGATGCTATGGATGTAGAAAACTTTGATATTATCAATGGTAGGCTGGTAGCTAAGACCGAAGAGGATTTACAAAATTAACCAATGATTATATAATATACTGGTTAAATGTGATAACGGAGGAATGTAAAAGATGAATAAACAACAATTAAAGACGGAATATGAACAAATGCAATATGAGCAAAAATTGTATGAACAAAAACTAAGAACAAAGAAGGCTAGGACTTATGTTCAGCTAGCAGAAGGTGAAGCTGAAAAGATAAAATTACTAATTAAGCAAAGCAAATATCGTACTGTAAAAGTATTTGCTGAAAATGTACTTATGGTACACAAGGTTAGCCTATCAAGAAAGCTTGTAGGATTACGTAGATTTCACTACTACGAGATATTGCTAATAGAACAGGCTTTAGAGACGAAAATTGATACAGTCAATATTTTAGTTGGCGAAGATAATTAAAATACCTTAGAAACGATTTAAATGGGTCGAAATTGAAATGAGTTGTATAAAAATGATTGAAAATAGTAAATGTGTTATAATAATTTAGTACAGTTGAGATTTTTTTCTTAACTGTATTTTTTTTAACAAAAAATGGTTGTAAAAAATTAACCAGTGGTTTATAATATAAATATAAAGTTAATTAAGGTTAAACAATGTAATATAAGGTCAACAAAAAAAGGAGGAATAAAATAATGATTTTTTACGAGAACGAAATTAAAAGAATGAATGTATGGGAGAAGGTTGTTCAAGTTAGCAACGAGGTTGGTTTTGTATCATCATCAGTTGAGCAAGCTAAAATAGAGATAGCTGAGGGGATGGCTAAATTTGGTCTAGTGCTATTTCAAGTATCAGAAAATATGCACAAGCTAGTTAATATTCACGATGCAAGTGAGTGTATAGAAGTAGTAGGTGAAACAAGGGATAAGACACTACTAGAGCTATTCAACATAAATATTATCAAGCAAACTGTAAATGTTGTTGAGCCAAAGCAAGAGCCAAAGCAAGAAGCTAAAAGCTTTACACCTAATACAAGGTTTAATGTGGCTAATACTCCACAAGAAGCTGTAGCTAGGGTTAATGAAGTGGCTCAAGCTAATAACTCTAATGTTACTACAGTAAGCGATATATTTACGGAAAAGTTCAATGAACAGCTTAGAAAAGCTAATGAAGGTCAAAGAGCCGACAATAAAAAAATGATTGATATAATAGGTAAATCAAAGGCTCTAGGATTTAAACGAGAAGATTTTAAGAATGTTATGTTTATGGCATTAGGTGTTG